GCTGGAGGAACGTTAACAGGTCCTCTTTCAATCAACTATGGTGGTGGGCATTTTACACTAATAAGAAGTACATTTAATACTTTTAGTTTTGGTACAGGTATAGGTTCTGGAATTAGTGGTCTTGTAGTTAGTGATGTAACTGCAGGAACAAATCCATTAATAATAGCACAAACTACAGGAAACGCTACATTTAGTGGAGAAGTTTCGGTTGGTTCAAGTTTAGTTTTATCAGCAGCCAATCCATTTATTTATGGTGGAACAGCAGCTGGTGGAACCGGAATATCTAATATTGGTGGTCAAAGCTATATTAAAATATATGGTGCAAGTCATGCTACTCTTGCTAATGTTACACAATTTGTGAATGGGAGTACTACATCGTTTACAATTTCATCTGCAGGAGCCGCTACATTCAATTTCCCAATAACAGTTACTGGTAATATGAATTATACATATTCTCAAGGAACTATTAGATCTTTATGGGGTGGTGGGTATGGAGGAGTAGTTCAAATTGTTTCTGATAATTCAACATCATCAAGATATGCTAGAATAGGATTATCAGATTCAAACAATTCTTGGATTGGTGGAATGACTATTGATAATAATTATAATGCAAGTTTCTCGGGTGCTGTATCATCAGCATCTTATCTAGGTGTATCTAGAGATGGTTCAGATACAATTGGATCAGGTCCTTATTTAGTTTTATCTCAAACAACAAACTCAAGACAATGGATTCAACAAATGAGTGCAACATTGTCATTAAATTTTTATCATTATAATGGTTCTGCTTGGATACAACCATTAACTTTAACTGCTGCCGGAGCAGCTACATTTAGTTCAAGTGTAACTACCGGGTTATGGAGTAGATTTTATAATGTAAATGTTGGTGGTGCTGCAAGTGGAACATATGCAGCATATTCTGATGCAATAATTGGTAATGGTAATTTACATTTAGTAACTACAAGTGGTGCAGTTTATATTAACTCTGCTTTATCTATACCTGTGTATATTAATCCTGTTGGTGGTAATGTTGCAATAGGTCATAGTAGTCCATCAGCAAAATTAGATGTGTATGCCGGAGCGGATGCTACATCAAATCTAGTTTTATGGGGGCAAACAATTAGAAATGAAGGTAATGGTGCTGCTACCGGATATGGTACTGGATTAAAACTTAAATTAAGTAGTGATGGTGAACCATATAAATGGGCAGGTATTGCTGCTGTAGCAGGTACAGGATATTCAAATAGAACTGATTTAGGTTTATTTACTGCTGCAACGTCAACTGCAAATGCAACTGAAAAAGTAAGAATAACTGGAGATGGTAGTTTTGGTATAGGAACTCTTGCTCCTGCTAGAACTTTTCATGTAATGGGTCAAGCGGCTTTTGACATGACTAGCACTGGAGTTGTAATACAATCAAATGGTACAGCATCTGAAATAGTTTCATACAAACAAACTGGATCAACATATGCAGATTTACATTTAAGAGGAGCTAACTTAGGTATAGTAATTAATGGTACTAATGGTAATGTTGGTGTTGGTACAGATAATTTTTCTGATGTTACTTTTGGATCACCTGTTTTAAAAATAGCAGGCTCAAGAGCTACTCTTGGTTTAACTAGTTCTGGAACTTTATCAACAATCGCTTTAGTTGCATCCAATAATACTGCAACTGGAATGCACTTAAACTTTGAAAATACAGGTGCATTTAGATGGTATAGTTATGTATCAGCGGGAGAAACATTTAGTTTATTAGGTAATGGTAGATTAGGTTTAGGAGTTCCAAGTCCAGATGCTAGACTACATGTTGGTGGGCCAATTTTAGTATCAAATAATAGTCAAACATATAGAAGAGCTATTACTTGTTATGGTCAAAATGGATCATACACACAAATTAAAGTTCACTTTAATAAAACATCATGGGGTTCTATAACCTATGATATTAAATTAGCATCAGCTGGTGGTTCTCATCATACGGCTGGAGGATATTATTCTAACCCAGGAATAAGTTCCCATGTAAATTCAATCAATGCTGGAACTGGCTTAACTATGACTTTTGTAGCAGGTTCACAAACAGGTGATACTCAAGGAGCTACATGGACTTTTTCAGGAGGAACATTTATACACCCAATATTAACAATTGATATTGGTTGTGGTAATGGATATCAAGTAAATCCAGATGATATAGTAGTAGTTTATACATAAAAATAATAAAAATTAGAAAGCAATAACACAATGGCCAAAAGTAAAAATACAATCCTCGCCTCCCTTCTAACTCCCTCTGGTATAGCGGTTGAAGGATCAGGTTCTATAACAGGAGATTTAACAGTGCAAGGCACTTTAATTGCACAAGAATTTCGTACAGAGTATGTTTCTTCTTCAATACTATATGAAAGCGGTTCAACTAAGTTTGGTGATTCAAATGATGATACTCACGTATTTACTGGAATAGTAAGTGTTAGTGGTTCAGTATTAGTAAATGGAGTTCCAGCTATTGGACCTCAAGGCAACCAAGGCCCTCAGGGTACTCAAGGAACTCAAGGAACTCAAGGCTTCCAAGGGCGTCAAGGCCCACAGGGGATTCAAGGCTCCCAAGGCGCGCAAGGAAATCAGGGACCTCAAGGCAACCAAGGCCCTCAAGGTGTTCAAGGCTTTCAAGGAAATCAAGGCCCACAAGGCATACAAGGAGCTCAAGGCAATCAGGGACCTCAGGGTATCCAAGGTGCTCAAGGCAACCAAGGCCCTCAGGGTATTCAAGGAGCTCAAGGAAATCAGGGCCCACAGGGAAATCAAGGCCCTCAAGGTAATCAGGGACCACAAGGAAATCAGGGTCCTCAAGGTATTCAAGGAGCCCAAGGAAATCAAGGCCCTCAAGGTGTTCAAGGAGCTCAAGGCAACCAAGGCCCACAGGGAAATCAAGGCCCACAGGGCAATCAGGGACCACAGGGCGATAGAGGTTTTCAAGGCTTCCAAGGCAACCAAGGCCCTCAAGGTATTCAAGGTACAGCAGGAACTAATGGAACAAACGGAGCTCAAGGCAACCAAGGCCCACAAGGTATTCAAGGAACAGCTGGTACAAATGGAACTAACGGAACGAATGGTACTAATGGAGCCCAAGGTAATCAAGGTCCGCAAGGAATACAAGGTACTGCAGGTACAAATGGTACAAACGGTACTAATGGAGCTCAGGGTAACCAAGGTCCTCAAGGAATACAAGGTGCTACTGGTACTGGAACTCAAGGTCCACAAGGATCAGCAGGCTCTTTAAATGCTGTAGCTAAGACCGGAGATACAATGACCGGTACTTTAACTATTAATAAAAATACAACAGGTTTAATATTAAATAGAGATGCTGTTACTAACTATAACGGTATTTATTATGCTACTGCTACTACTAATAAGTGGTTTATTGGAATGAGAGAAAATCTTTCATCTAATAATCACATTCATTATAGTGAACAAATTGCAGTTGATGTTTTAACATTAAATGTAGCTAATGGTAATGCTACCATATATGGAAACATAACAATAGGCAATAGTGCTGAAGTAATGGGACTTATACAAATGGGAGCTAGTGGTAGATATGGTATGGGAATCAGTGCAGCTTATACTAATGTACATGCTCATAACTCAGGAAATGGTGTGAGACTTGGATATTATGATGGTACTACGTTCACAGCAAGAATGACTGTTCCTAATGGTGGTGCCCCAACTATTGACTCTAGTGTTATATTACATGCTGGTAACTATAGTTCATATGCTTTACCACTTTCTGGTGGTACAATGACTGGTATATTAACATTTAATGTATCTAGTGTAGGCGCTCCTAACACTTCAGACCAAGGTACTAGAATCAAACTATACGATAATCCTGATAATACTCAAGACTATACTATAGGTATAGAATCACAAACAATGTGGTTTAATACAGATTACACTTATAAATGGTATAGAAGAAATACTCAAGTAATGTTACTTGATCTATATGGTACTTTAAGAACTACAGGATACTTAAGTACAGCAGGAGTTACTTCTAATACAATATATTGGGCCGGAAATACTCAATCTGCAGATTTTGGTGCTATATTTGGTCAAGGAACAAGCAGCAGATCAGTAGCATTTAAAGGCAATGGTTCATCTACATCAGTCTGGTGGACGGGTTTAGACGGGAGTGGTACACAAATTCCATTCACCGCAATAGATTCAACATCAGGTGAATTTTCATTTTGGAGAAACAATGGTGGCACTGGGGGTGGTGATTGGACTAGAATTATGACCATGAATGCCTCTGGATTAACCATTAACTCAGGTAATTTTATTGGTAATTTAACTGGAAATGCTACTACAGCATATGGTTGGGGAAACACGCCAGATAGTTGGTACGGTATAGGACAATCTACATCTGCTAGCGGAGCAACAGCAATTGGGGGATATTATCCATGGACACTTAGTTATCATACAGGTCTTGCTCTTTCAGCTCATAGTGCTTATGGAGGTATTAGATTTTATAACCAAGCTTACCCTACAGGACCTTTAGCAGCATCCCCAGTACTTCAAATTATAAATGGAGGAATGCAAGCAAATGGTAGTATAGCTATGAATGGTAATGATATTTCTGGACTTGGTACTATAACTAGTACTAATTACTATCAAAATGCTGGTGGGTATTTTCAATTTGGGTTTACAAACACAGATACTGTTCAGTGGCCTTTAGTAAGGTTTGGTCCCGTGGATACTGGGTGGGATGAAGGAATTATAAAAGCTTCTTCTACACAAGGTGTATTTGGAAGATATGGAATGGGTATACATTTTAGCTCTGCTAGAGCATTTGGAATTTATTCATCAGGTTGGGAAAAAATAATGGGTTTTAAATCTGATGGTGTTACTTCATATAAAGCATTAGATGTTCCAACCTTAGCTTTAGGTAATTCATCAAGTTATTTATTTAGTACAAGTGTTTGGGCAGGGGGTGGGGGATACCCGGGGTATTCATTTACTGGAGGTAATAGTAGATTTGGATTTAGTTCATCAAGTGGGGTTATTGATGTATATGCAGATGGAAATTTTTATGCTACTGATAGTGGATATTTAGTATTACATACTGCTAATTATTCTTCTTATGCTTTACCACTCTCTGGTGGTACAATGACGGGAGCTATATTAATGGGTAGTGGAGTAACAGCGGCTGCAAATAGTCAACCAACTGCTTTATCTTATGGATTACTTCAGGGCTTTGGAACTTTTACTCTAGCTGCTGATACAGATGGTTCTCAATCTGAATTTGCAATCATTACAGCTGGATATGGTGTAGCTAGTGCAACTGCTGCTAATGGACTTGCAATAGGATACAATACATTAACATGGAAAAACCAAACTATTTATCATTCAGGTAATTTACCTACTATTCCAACAAACAACAATCAACTAACTAATGGTTCAAATTATATTACAAGTGCAGCTACAGTAGCTGGATTAAATACTACATTTTTAGGTACCGGCTCTACAAATATAGACAGCGGATATTCAAGAGTAATAAGAAATGAAAATAGTGCTGGTGGTAATCCGACTTATGCACCTGTCCTTCATTTAGCAGCATCAGACACAATGTGGCAAATAGCTGCAGGACATGCTGGACAAACTAATTTAGTATGGAGATCAGGATATGCAGGTACTTGGTCTACACCGTGGTGGACAATATTGCATACAGGTAATGCAGGATATGCATGGAACATGAATCAATATGTAAGAACTACAGACGATGTTACTTATAATGCCATTACAACTAGTACTAGATTTAATGCTCCTGGTTTAGTAATAGGATATTGGGATGGTACTTATAATAGAATTGAAAGTTCTTCAAGAGATTTATTCATTACTTCATATACTAACACTATAAAATTTGGCAATAGTGGTGGAGTAGATATGACTTTTGGTAGTACAAGAAATTTATTTATAACTAATCCAGAAAGCTATACAGGTGAAGTTAGACTTGGGGCAGCTTGGAGTAGAGGTGGTGTATACGCTTCTAGTACATTGTCAATGTCTACATCATCTGGAAATATAAATTTTGTTTCTAATGATACAACAATTGGTGGTTTTAGATGGGATAGTGCAAATGGTACAAGATTTATTGTTGGATTAGATGGTAATGTATCAACTCCTTATACATTAGTTGATGCTAATAAGCGTCCTATAATATATGCTAGAGGGGCTTATCCTGCATTAGTATTAGATCATACAGAAACTAGTAATACAAACCATGGACCTACAATTCAATTTGTATTTAACGGATTAGATGCTAGACAATGGCTTATAGGTACTTCTGGTAATGGTAGTAGATTAGATTTTGGTATGTCTAATACGGCTTATGGTAATACAAACTATAATCCTCACAATGGTATAGCAGGTTATCAAGGTAAAACTGTTATGAGAATGACAGAAACTGGTGTAGCCATTGGTAGTTTAGGAACATATCCAACTATTAACTCGCCCTCTTATGAATTAGATGTAAGAGGTAATATGAGAGCTACTGGTATAATTTATGCTAATAGTTACTTAGTTACACCAACAATTTATAGTGGTGGGGGTTCAGTTAGTTTTGGAAATAATATCTCAATATCTCCTCAGTCAGCTTCTTGGGCAGAAGGGTTAGCATTTACTATGCCTTCAACTTCAACTTGGGGTGGTTTAAGATGGAGACGTGAACGAGGTAACAATGATGGTAACTGGTATGTTGGTTATGTAGGATTTGATTCATCAGATGATTTAGTATTTGGTTGTAATAATGGTGGTTCTCAAATAGATAATGTTCTTAGATTATATAAAAACGGTAATGTTAGTACTGCTGGATCATTTACAGCATCCGGTAATGTAACTGCATACTCAGATGCTCGTGTTAAAGAAAATATAGTTACTATTGATAATGCTTTAGAAAAAACATTAGCATTAAGAGGTGTATATTATAACCGTACTGATATCGAAGATAAATCTCAAAATACGGGTGTTATTGCACAAGAAATACAACAAATATTACCTCAAGTAGTAAGTGAAGATAGTAATGGAATGTTAAGTGTAGCCTACGGCAACATAGTTGGTATACTAATCGAAGCAATCAAAGAATTAAAAGCAGAAATTGACGAATTAAAGTCTCAAAAATAATATCTATGGCACTACAATCATCAGGCCCAATAAGCATTGCAGATATTAGAAATGAACAAGTAAATAATGGTGGATTTGCTTCTGCTTATGACTTAAGAACACTTAGTTCTAATGCAGGTAAATCTACACCAGATGGTATGGATGAATTCTATGGATATAGTGCAGCATCTTATTATCAGTATGGTTCTCCTTTTATGTTATTTGACTTTTCAGCTACTGCAAATTATTCAAATGCAGGAAGTCAGATTACTGACTTAAGTGGTAATAGTAATCATGGAGTTTTTGTAACAGGAACTGGTAAAGGTAGTGCAACAACTATAAATGGATATAGTGCTACGGCTCCAGGTACACTAAATTTAGCTAATGGAGGTGGAGCACAATATTCTGTAAGATTAGTAAACACAGCTCAGTTTAATGGAACACAAGCTCATACTATGGTAGCTTGGCTTAAATTGTCTTCACATGGTGGTGGTACTTATCCAGGTATATTTTCTTCAGATCAAAATCCTTATGGGTATGAAATAAATATTTCTAATGAATCTCCTAAAAGATTCTTTGTAGAACGTTTTGGAGCAGGGGCAGTAGTATCAGATTTTGGTAGTACACTTCCAGCTTTTGCTTATAATACTTGGTATTTAACAGCATTAAGATATAATGGTAGCGTTTGTTCAACAGATATTTATATGGGAGGAACTAGATATACAAATTCTGCTACAATAGGTGGAATATCTACTCAAGATGTCTATGGTCCTTCAATGGGATTAAGATATAACAACTGGATAGATGGCTATTATGGTTATGCTGCTGGCTATACTTCAGATATTGGAACTACAGGAATAGATGCAATATACAATGCGACTAAAGCAAGATATGGATATTAAAAATAACAATATGATAACAATTGATTTTAAACCTTTAATAAGAACTTTATTAAGTATATTATTAATAGGAGTAGCATTTTATACAATAGTAAATAATACTAAGTATTCTATACCTAATATTCAAATGTATACTCCTCCAGCGGACACTGTGATAATTACACCACCAGTATTAAGTTTTAAATAAATATTTATAATCATGGCATTACAAAGTAGCGGAGCTATAAGCATATCACAAATACGAAACGAGCAGGTAAACAATGGTGGATTTGGATCTACCTATAGTCTAAGAACACTTAGTTCTAATGCGAGTAAATCTACACCGGATGCTATGAGTGAATTTTATAGTTATACAGCAGCCTCTAATGTTGATGTTGTAGCATACATGCCAAGCTATTGTGGTTGTGGTAACTATTATACTTTTTGTGCCACAACAGCAGTTGCTGTAAACACAACATTAACAGTGACTATGAATTGGTATGGAGATTTAGGAGGTTATATGCAAGAAGTTTTTTATATATACTCAGGAGCCTCTTGTGGATCTATTAGTGTATATTCAGGAACAAGAGTAAACTGTAACGGTGAATATAGAAACAATGAATATTGGTCAGTTACACCAACAAGTAGTGGTAATCAAAATTATACTACAGGTATTACTTACTACAATGATCTTGTACCTTGTTAAAAACAACAAAATAAAATATGATAAATTATTATTTAAGACCGGATCAGGCAATCATCAAAATTGATGAAGAAAACAAAATAGCTATTAATGTACTTACTATAGGGACACATAAATTTATTGGATATACAACTAACGTTGAATATGTTAATAATATGATCAACATGGCTAGTAGTGGAAGTTTAGTTCCTAGTGATGAAACAGCATTTAATGTTGCTTTAGCTGAAGCTAAATCATTTATAAGCGGGATTTAATTATCAATTATAACATTATTCTTACAATATTTATACCAGAATAATCCCGGTATAATATAATGAGAATACACAACGCACTAGTTACAGGTTCATTAGAAGTATCAGGTAGTTTTAAGCTACCTGTAGTTCCACAAGACACATCAGGTTCATTAAACAAGTATCTGGTACTTAATGAAAGTACTGGAGAGATATATTATACCTCAAGAGGCTCTCAGGGCAATCAAGGTAATCAAGGACCGCAGGGCAACCAGGGACCTCAGGGTAACCAAGGCCCACAAGGAATACAAGGTTTTCAAGGCAATCAAGGCCCTCAAGGTATTCAAGGTTCTCAAGGAAATCAGGGCCCTCAAGGAATACAAGGTTTCCAAGGCAACCAAGGCCCGCAAGGAAATCAAGGCAACCAAGGCCCGCAAGGAAATCAAGGCAACCAAGGCCCACAAGGCAACCAAGGCCCACAGGGTAATCAAGGCAACCAAGGCCCGCAAGGAAATCAAGGCAACCAAGGCCCACAAGGCAACCAAGGCCCTCAAGGCATACAAGGAACATTAGGTACACAAGGTACCACAGGAACCCAAGGCGCTAAAGGCGACCAAGGCTATCAAGGTATAGTAGGTCAGGGGTTCATAATCTATCAAACATACAATTCCGTAGCTTTATTATTAGCTGATTCATCTTGTCCAAACGGACAGTTTGGATTAGTAGGAGGTTCACTTTCACAATCAGATCCTGACTACGGTAAACTATATTTAAGAAGTGGTGGAACATGGTCTTTCACCACAGACATGTCTGTGCAAGGTATTCAAGGAAATACTGGAGCTCAAGGAGCTACAGGACAGCAGGGAGTTACTGGATTTCAAGGTATTACAGGACAACAAGGAAATCAAGGCCCAACTGGGTTACAAGGAACAACTGGAGCTCAAGGCAATCAAGGACCTACTGGTTTACAAGGCATAACAGGAGCACAAGGTAATCAGGGTCCTACAGGTATTCAAGGTACATTAGGTACTCAGGGTAATCAGGGTCCTACAGGTATTCAAGGAACAGTTGGTACAACAGGTTTCCAAGGCAACCAAGGCCCAACAGGATTACAAGGTACAGCTGGTACTAATGGAACAAATGGTTCAAATGGTGCTCAAGGCAACCAGGGACCTACCGGCTTGCAAGGTACAGCTGGTACTAATGGTACTAACGGAACAAACGGTGCTCAAGGCAATCAAGGCCCAACAGGCCCTCAAGGAATTGCAGGTACAAATGGTACAAATGGTACTAATGGTACCAATGGTGCTCAAGGAAATCAAGGCCCAACAGGCCCTCAAGGTAATTTAGGACCGCAAGGTAATACTGGTGCTGCTTCAAGTGTAGCAGGTCCGCAAGGTAATACTGGAGCTCAAGGAACAGCAGGTTCAACTTCTTATACAGCAACAAATTTACAAGCAGTAGATGCTACACAAATTAGATTTAACAGTGTAACTAATACGGACTATAGTACGATGACTTTTATGTCTCGTGCTTGGTCTGCAGTTCAAGGAGCAAATGGACTAGCTTATAACTTTACTACTCATACTAATGCTGGTAGTGGTGGTTATGGAGCTTTACAAATTTATTATGGAGAAAGTGGATATGTATTAGCTCCAACTTCTTTTAGAGCTCCTATATTCTATGACTCTAACGATACTACATATTATGCAGATTTTAACTCAACGACTTCTGCTATTTTCAGAGGTAGTGTTGGTCTTAATAATACATCTCCAATAAATACAGCATGGGGTAATGCTTCTACTACCACTCAACTATCAATGTATGGAACTGGATATAGTGTAATAAATCTTAGAGGTGATAATGGAGGAACGGCTAGAACTTTTTCCATGGGTGTTGGTGATAATAGATTTTACATGTGTTATGATAACACAGCTTCTAGACATAATTTAACTATATTCAGTGATGGTAGTGCTACATTTGCAAGTTCAGTTACTGCAACAGGTGGATTTTTTACAGCACTCCAAGATGGAGTAGTAAACCAAGAAAATGGAACAGGTGCAGCATGGCGAGGTAGAATATTATCTAAAAACTCCACATCAGACAAAGCAGCTTTTTTAGGAACGTATGCTTCAATAGCAGGTGTATTTGCTCATAATAATGCATTAAACGCTTGGGCTGATTTATATGTAAATACTGTTGATGGTACAACAAGTGGTGCTGCTGTTAGATTACCTGCTACAACTTATGTAAATGGATATGCAGCAGTATATAATAGTGGTACTTGGGGAATTAGCATATCTGGTAATGCTGCTACAGCAACAGGGCAGCAATCAGCTACTAACTTTACACTTAATACGGGGGGCGCAGGATATGGATTAGTAGGTGTTTATAACCCAGATGTACATCAGGGTTTTTTCGCAATGGGACCGGCTTACGTACTTGGAGCTGGTGGTACTTTAGCTAACTTTTATGGAGTGTCTTGGTCATACGACTATTCAGGGCGTCAACTTAATACAGGATACCTACTTCAGCATTGTATGGCAGTTTCAAATGCTGGTGTCGTTGCTACTGTTATTGGGCTAGGTATTTGGACAAATGGACTAATTAGAGCTAACGGAGCTATTTCAGCTGGTGGTAATATATCAGGAGCAAATTTATCAGGAACAAATACAGGAGACCAAACAAATATAAGTGGGAATGCTGCTACAGTAACCCATAATTCAGGAAGAGTAGATGGAACTCGTTACAATATTGGATGGTTTAGTGGAGCTAGTTCTCCAGTATACTCTTGTGATGCTGTACAAATAAGATCTAGTGATGGAACCATTTTTGCAACATCATATAGAGGAAGTGGTAACGTAGGAGGAACAGGAGAAGCATCAAACCACCCAGCAGGTATTTATTCTCAAAGTACTAACTGGTTGTATGGTACTATGTATCTAAATGGTAATAGTGTTAATGATGCTAGTTATATTGGTTGGATTGGTGCAAATACTACACCTATAAACATAACAGGAGCGAGTCATAAATATCTTACAATAAATCCAGGTAATGGATATGAAGCAATGGTTCGTTATATTGGTGGTACTGGTAGTGGGTGGTATGTAGGTAAAAGAACGAGTGGTCAATTAATAGGAACACAATCATTCCATTTTTATTCTGAAGAAGCAGGTCAAACAGTTGGTGGGATAAATCCTAGTGGAGATCTACTTGTTATAGGTTCTATGAGAGCTAATATCTTCTATGATCAACAAGATACAGGATATTATTTAGATCCTAATGGTACATCTAACTTACTTAAGTTAAGTGCATTTACTATGGCTTACAATGATATGAACCCAATGTCTGCTAATTCCCCATATGCTAGTAGATATGGTGGTTCTGCAAATTATCGTAATGGTACGATGGGTTATGGTCAAACTGATTTTAATGTAATGTTTTCTAACTGGGGTTCTGGGTTTATTGATTCATGGAGTTCACCAGGTAACGCACCGGGTGGTTCAAGCCACTATGTAGGTCACCAAGTAGCTCATTATAATCATCAGAATAATACTAATGTATATGGATATCAAATGGCTTGTGCTGGTGAAGCTGATAATAGGTTCTTTTGGAGAAGTTCATGGGCAACTCCAAGAAGTTGGGTAGAAATGATACATTCTGGTAACATAGGTGGACAATCAGTTTCATATGCTTCAACAGCAGGTAATATTACAGCATATACAATTAATCAAAGTGTTGGTACAGGAGATTCACCTTCATTTTATGCTGCTAATACATATTATTTAAGAAATAGATATACTGTTGATGTTGATCACCCATACGGAATATTTTGGAACCCTAGTGTTGATTATAGTTATGCTATATTTCGTCAAACAGGAGGATGGTCTCATCCATATCCCGATTTACATATAGCTTTCCATACAGGTATTAAATTAGGAGCACACTACAGTTATAATGGTATAAGATTTTATAACAACTCAGATTTTGCTACAATAACAGCTTCTATAGGAGATGGTGACAATCATATGAGAGGTTATTATGACATTATAGCATATGCCTCTGATAAACGTTTAAAACACAACATTCAACCAATTGAAAATGCTTTAGCAAAAGTTAATTCATTAAATGGTATGACTTACCAATGGAATGAATTAGGTAGACAACATGGGTGGGAACCAGATATGGAAATAAGAGAGGCTGGTGTGTTTGCTCAAGACGTTCAAGTAGTGTTACCTGAGGCTGTAAGACTAGCTCCATTTGATAATGATAAAGGAGTTTCTAAATCAGGTGAAAACTTCTTAACAGTTAAGTATGAAAAAATTGTTCCGTTATTAATCGAAGCAATCAAAGAACAACAAACACAAATCGAAGAATTAAAATCACAAATATCATATTTGGTAGATAATAAATAAGTTTGGTTATTTAATTTATTAGTCGTATATTTGACTAAATAATTAGTTTATGGCAGATCATATTAATCATTTAACTAATGTTGATGGCGTGCTGTGGTGTGTTGATACAGTAACATCTGACGAATTCAACTACATAGTTACAGGATGGGTATCACACATAATGCAACCTGTAGGTTCATTTTTTATTGATAATAGACCTCACTATCCTGTATTTAAATCAAGACCGGATGTAAAGGAATTTTATCCTACAATCCCAACTGATGAAGTTGGATTTAAACTTACTATCAGAAAACAAGACATAGACAAGCCCGTTGGGCTTGTATTACAAGATAATTCCGTAGTAAATTTTATTGGTACATTTGAAAAATGGATAGTATTTAATACTGGATTCAATGAAACTTCTAAAAAAGGTATTATAGTAGTAGATAATTTCTACAAAAACCCATCATGGGTAAGAGAATATGCAATAAATAATTTAGATTTTAACCCATCAGGATATCATAAAGGACAACGCAGTTCAGATAGATTTATTTTAGATGGTACTAAAGAAAAATTTGAAGAGATTTTAGGAAAGAAGATTACAAACTGGAATTATGAGTCATATGCAAATGGAGTATTCCAATACTGCACATCTCAGGATCCAATTGTATATCACGTTGATTCTCAAACGTACGCGGCCATGGTATATTTAACACCAGATGCACCTTTACAAACAGGTACTGCTACCTATAAAAGCAAAATTACAGGCGCTACTAGATTTGATAAAACTGAAGGTGACGATTATTACAATACTTTTAAAGGATTAAGTAATAATATGAACTTCTATGATTCCTCAACATATGAAGTAGTAGATACTGTTGCAAATGTTTATAATAGATTAGTTATGTTTGATTCAAAATCAATACACGCAGCAACCGGCTATTTCGGAGATGCAATCGAAAATGCTAGATTTTTTCACCTATTTTTCTTTGACGTAGAATGGTAATACACATATTAACGCGTTGTACGCGCCCACAGAACTTATTAACAATTCAAAAAACAATATTTGAAACCTCTGTAGTTGTATATTGGCATATTATCTTTGATACAACAACATTAAAAGATATTGATGCTGAAATACTAAATAAATTGCAAGGTCCTACTACTAAATTTCACTTTGTAAAAGGAGATGGATCTGATTATCTATATCCTCAATTAAATGATATTATAGACGGATTATTTCAAGATGCTTATATTGTAATATTAGATGATGACAATTATGTTCATCATTCTTTCTATGATACAATCAAAAAGGAAATAGAAGCAAATTCTGATAAAGAGGCTTTCGTTTATGAACAGCGCATTGATGGAAGAGATTTTACAGGTCTGGATGTTAGAAAAGTAGGTCCTGAACACATGAAATTAAGACATATAGACTCAGCTCAATACGTTATTAAACAATCATTATACACACAAGGAAAATATGAAGGTGGATATTGTGGTGATGGTGTATTTATAGAAAATTTATATAAACAATTCCCAGATAAATTTCATTTTATTCATTCTGAACTGTGTTATTATAATCGTTTAACACCAGTTAAAAAAGCAAAAGTGCCTAAAGTACTTTATATTAATGGCCAATCAGAATTAGAAAGTATTAAACATTTAGGATATGAGGATACTAGTTTAAATGTATTATATACACCAAATGATATTAGTATTGAAAGTACATTGACATCATTTAAACCGGATTCAATTATTACTGTTGGTAAACATTTTAGAGAGTTTCCTAATTTAGCTTGCCAACCATTAGAGGTAAGAAAAAGATGGCTTAATGTTGAAGAAGATACTACTGATAATGGTGACATAGCTTATAACGTAGCTATGAACCAAATATTAACTGCATCAAATGAGCATTTAGTATCATACTTTACACCAATATATAATACTGGAGATAAATTATGGAGTACTTATCGTTCATTACTTGAACAAACGTATGAGGATTGGGAATGGGTATTAGTAAATGATTCATCTGATGGTGGTAAAACACTTAAAATAGCTGAAGAAATAGCTAGACGAGATTCAAGAGTAAAAGTATATGATTTTAGAGAAAAAACAGGAGGAATTATTGGTGAATCAAAATACAGAGCCGCTTGTTTAACAAGAGGATTCTTATTAGCAGAATTAGATCATGACGACTTATTAACTGATAACTGTACAATGGATTTAATTAATGCTACTAAAGCATATCCAGACGCAGGTTTCTTCTTTAATGATAGTGTTGAATTAAATGAAAATTGGGAATCATTAACATACGATGATGGATTTGCTTTTGGGTATGGTAAATATAGAAAAGAAACATATAGAGGTCGTGAATGGGATGTAGCAATCACTCAAAATATTAATCCAAAAACAATAAGACATATTGTGGGTGTACCAAACCACGTTCGTGCTTGGAGAAGAGATACATATTTCGCTATTGGCGGACATAATAGAGATTTAGCTATTGCAGATGATTATGAATTAGTAGTAAGAACATTCTTACACACTAGAATATGTAAAATACCAAAAATAGGTTACATTCAGTTCATATATAATAACCATACAGGACAAAACACACACGATTTATCTCGTGCTGATATTCAACGTAGAGTAAGATCGATTATGTATCATTATAATGATAGAATTGCAAAACGCTTTGAAGAATTAGGAGTTGAAGATTATGCTTACAATCACAATCCAAACAATCCATTATCAGCTGAAAGTAGGTTTGGTGATGGTGAAAACTACGTAAATTACATTTATAATGATTAGTATTATTATCCCAACATTGTGGCAATCAGATTGCATTTATGAAACCATTCGTGATTTCAAATATAGTCAAGTTGAAGGAGCTGAATTAATTATTATAGATAATGCTAACAGTGATTATAATGAAGAAGGTGTTACATTTGTTAGACAAACAGAAAACATATTTGTAAACCCCGCCTGGAATTTAGGTGTATCTTTAGCTAAAAATGATACTATATGTTTATTAAACGACGACATAACAATTAATTTAAAAACGTTATTTAATAATATCTCCCGTTTTCCCGAATACGGAATGATAGGATTTGATGCCAACAGAAACCTCACTCAAACGCTGAATGTTGATGATGAAATTTGGGAATTGGAAGATGCTACTTGCCGCAGTTTAGGATTTGGTTGTATGATGATAATGCCTAAATCACACTACGAAATAATCCCATCAGATTTAAAAATATATTTTGGGGATGATATGTTATATTGGTTAAATAAAGATTTCTTTAAACGTAAAGTTTATAATATTAAAAATTTAAAAGCAACAGGTGAATTAAGCAAAACCAGCAGACCATATGAACCACAACTTCAGGTAGAAGTACATTATTTCCATTCAGTAATACAAAAATTACAACAAAAATATACTAATTTATAAACAATATACATGAATACTAAAGAACATTTATTTGAAATGAGAGATGGGTATTATTCACAAGGATTAGAAGATTTAATTACACATATACAAAAACATAGTGATACTAAAAATATGACAATGGTAGAAATTGGCTCTTATGCTGGTGAGTCTACTATTATATTTGCAAAACATTTTAAAAATGTAATTGCTATTGATCCATTTATGAATGATTATGATCCAAATGATATCACTTGTAACTATATGGAGTTAACTGACGTTCATAAAGTATTTAATAATACAATCCTTCCTTTTGATAATATACAACATATTCACAAAACATCTGATGATGCTATTGATGATTTAATTGAACAAAAGTTTGATTTTATTTATATAGATGGATTACACACTTATGATCAGATTAAAAAAGATATTCGTAATTATTTTCCAATAATCAATAAAGGTGGATTTATTGGTGGACATGATTTTCATAAAAATTGGCAAGGAGTTATAGATGGTATATTAGAAACTATTGGAATACCAAATGAAACATTTAAAGATACAAGCTGGATTAAACAAGTAAAATAAGATTATGGAAAATTTCTGTATAGGAACTTTAACACATGATGCACCTAAGCGAGGTGAATATTTTATAGATACAGTTAATAGTTTTTTAGAAAACACCATAGTTCCAGAAGGTGTAAATTGGTTTATATATTTTAATGGTGGTCATGATAGCCCTGTTATAAGCTCAATTAATGAGATGATTGATAAATGGGGTCATAAGGTAAATTTTCACTTATTTTGTGAAGGCAAAAATTTAGGTGTAGGTCCCGGTATAAACAAATTAAACGAACATTTAAAATTATACGAATATTCTTTCTTTTTAGAAGGGGATTGGATTACATTACCACAATCTATAAGTGGATTTGATAAAACTTGGTTAATGGATTGTTTAGAATTATTAGAAACTAATAATGAAATAGACCAAATACAATTACGTAGATTCTTACATGATGTAGATGATAGACAGTTTGGATATGGTTATTGGATAAAGCAATCTAATATTAAACAAGAAACTGATAAATTTTTCTTTCTAAATGAAAGAGAATATGGTAATAACCCAACTGTCCGTAGAAATCAAAAACATTTTGATGTAGGAATTTTCCCATTAAAAGAATATTACGATGAAGCTGGAGAACCTATGGAATTAAAAGGTAATCCATATTGGGGGCAAGCAGAAATACAATCATCGGGTTTAGGAAAACAATTAGGCTCAGCTGCATTAAAATTTGGAAACTTTGTTCATTGTGACCATTGGCAATATGGTACTGATTTTGAAAAAGCAATTGAAGATATAAAAGGATGTGGATTTAAAACCAATTCAGTTATAAATTGCAAATATGGATTTTTATTTCCTCGTGAAGAATTTTGTTTAGGATGTAGAGCATCAAAAGCATTTACTGACTTGGAATCACACAACATATTCTTTGAAACTGAAATTCACCATGCGTTTTGGTCAAAGCAACCAAAAGAAACTATTAAAGAAAGAATTTTAACAAACGAAGAATTACCTCCGGTGAATATTGATGAATATATCGATATTGTACTTAAAAAATCAAATTACTAATAAAATATAAACAATGGTACAAACAGGTTATTTATTTTCAAAGAAACATGTTGATCTTCAAAACTATTACTATTTTGATAATGGGTTTAATGAAGAAGAATTAAATAAAATTTATAGAGATGTGAATGATATTGATTTTGTAGAAGCCACCACTATTGGTGGTGAAAATAAAGAAGCACGTTCATCTTCTATTAAATGGGTCCCACAAAATATAAGATGGGATTGGTTATACAGTAAACTAATGGACATGGCTGTTGAAGCAAATGATGCTTTATGGGGATTTGACCTATATTCAGCGCCAGAACAAATACAATACACTGAATACTACGCTTCAGAAGGTGGTCACTACATTTGGCACCAAGACATTGGACCTGGGATGTTATCGCTCCGTAAAGTGTCTATTACAGTCCAATTATCCGATCCTAGCGAATATGAAGGTGGTGATTTGGATATTTGGCAAGGAGGTAAAGAACCTATCACGGCACCACGCGGCAAAGGTACAGTAGTTATATTCCCTTCATACATGATGCATCGTGTTTCACCAGTAACTGTGGGAACTCGTAGATCATTTGTGTTGTGGCTTGGGGGAGAACATTATCGCTAATATTTATACACGTAAAAAAAAACATAAAATGGCAATCAAAATTACAAAACAAATTGGTACTGATTTAGGTATCACAAGCGAAGCATATCTTCGTATTACTACTTATAACATTCAAAAAGGTGGATATGCAAATTTCCAAACACAGTTGTATTTAGACACTGAAGCAGCAAATTCTTCATCTAACTTATATCCAGGTCCTGGAATGGGTGGAGCAGTAGCTCGTAACCAACAAATTGGTGATAACTTATACGTTGATTTAAGAGTTCCATCTCAAAGTGTTATTTACAGAACAGTAAGCATGCCTTCTCAAAGCATTGGTGAATCAGGAAGTATTACTTACACTAACGTAGAAACAACAATTTCTGAAAGTGTAACGTACATGATCCCAGATTTTACTGCAGTAGAAGAAGCAAACATTTTCGAATTTGGTTATGCTAAATTAAAAGAAAAGGTTGATGAAGTGTTCGGTACAGGTAGCTACCAGGATTGTTAATTAGATATTAATATATATTTTTAGAAGGGGATGAGTGATCATCCCCTTTCATATTTATACGTGACAAATTTAAAAAAATTATGGCTTTATCTTTAAGATCAACTTTAGGACGCCCGCTTACCTGGCAGGAAATGGACACTAACTGGACGTCACTAAGTGGTAGCATAGCAGCAATCACAATATCAAATGGCGCTCAAGGATTTCAAGGCACTCAAGGAACTACAGGTTCTCAAGGTGTTCAAGGTCCCGTAGGTGCACAGGGCAATCAAGGTCCATTAGGTCTTCAAGGCGTTCAAGGTCCAATAGGTATACAAGGTGTAGTTGGCTCTCAAGGCAACCAAGGCCCAATAGGTGTACAAGGTGAAGTTGGCTCGCAAGGACTTCAAGGTATTAAGGGTAATCAAGGATTTACAGGCAATCAAGGTAATCAAGGCCCACTCGGCCCTCAAGGATATACAGGCGATCAAGGTGCTAAAGGCGATCAAGGAAATCAAGGTCCTACAGGTAATCAAGGTAATCAAGGCCCAACAGGTTTTCAAGGTAATCAAGGTAACCAAGGCCCAACAGGTTTTCAAGGTAATCAAGGCAACCAAGGCCCAACAGGTTTTCAAGGTAATCAAGGCAACCAAGGCCTTCAAGGTAACCAAGGCTTAACAGGACAACAAGGCAACCAAGGTCCACAAGGCATCCAAGGAACAAAAGGCGACCAAGGTTTTCAAGGCAACCAAGGCAATCAAGGTCCAACTGGACTTCAAGGCAACCAAGGTCCTCAAGGCAACCAAGGCCCTCAAGGAATACAAGGGACAAAAGGAGATCAAGGTAATCAAGGTCCAACAGGACAACAAGGCAACCAAGGTCCTTTAGGCTTCCAAGGTTTTCAAGGTAATGGAGCACAAGGAGTACAAGGCCCTCAAGGTAACCAAGGCTACCAAGGAATAACAGGACAAGGATTTATAATTTATCAAATATATAACTCAGTAGCTTTATTGTTAGCTGATAATTCATGTCCCGAGGGACAATTTGGTTTGGTTGGGGGCAGTTTATCTCAATCAGATCCTGATTATGGAAAGTTATATTTAAGAAGTGGAGGAACATGGAACTTTTCAACAGACATGTCTGTTCAAGGTATTCAAGGCCCTCAAGGGACAAAAGGAGATCAAGGCAATCAAGGCCCTCAAGGAATACAAGGAATAAATGGCCCTCAAGGCAATCAAGGACCAAATGGCCCTCAAGGTAACCAAGGTCCTTTAGGATTTCAAGGCAACCAAGGTCCAAATGGCCCGCAAGGCAACCAAGGCCCACAAGGCATACAAGGAGTCCAAGGCCCTCAAGGCAACCAAGGCCCACAAGGTATTCAAGGAACAAAAGGCGACCAAGGTTTTCAAGGCCCACAAGGTAACCAAGGCCCACAAGGCAACCAAGGCCCTCAAGGAATACAAGGAACAAAAGGCGATCAAGGCAACCAAGGCCCTCAAGGAATACAAGGAACAAAAGGCGATCAAGGACGTCAAGGCCCTACAGGAGATGCTTCAACAGTGGCCGGTCCACAAGGCCGTCAAGGCCCAACAGGCGATGCTTCAACAGTAGCGGGTCCACAAGGTCGTCAAGGCCCTAGTGGTTTAGATTCAACAACAGCTGGCCCTCAAGGTCGTCAAGGCCCTTCAGGTACTGATTCTACAACAGCAGGCCCTCAAGGCCGTCAAGGCCCTACAGGCCCTAGTTCAACAGTAGCTGGTCCTCAAGGAAATCAAGGCCCTACAGGTACTGGAGATGCAGGCCCTCAAGGCCGTCAAGGCCCTACAGGTGATGGTCCTCAAGGAAATCAAGGCCCACAAGGATACCAAGGTCCCACAGGTACTGGTAATCAAGGTAATCAAGGTCCAACAGGTGCAGGCCCTCAAGGCAACCAAGGCCCACAAGGTAACCAAGGCCCTACAGGTCCTGGATTTAATGCAATTTCACCATCAACTGCTGATAGATTATTGATTAGTAATGGTACTTCAACCGGAGCTACTACAAACTCACAGATTAGAGTAAATGGAGATATTATTGAAGCTGGTGGTTTCTGGCAGAATTCATCTCGATATTTAAAAAATAATATTATTCCTTTTAATATTGATGCTTTAGCTCTATTAAATCAAGTTAATATAGTAACATTTAATTATAAGGATGATAAAGAAAAAATACCTCATATTGGTTTCATTGCAGAAGATACTCCAGTAGAATTATCTACTCCAAAGAAAAATGCAATGGATATTGCTTCAATAGTAGGTGTGTTAATAAAAGCAATTCAACAATTAGAAGCTAGAATAAAAGAATTAGAATCTAAATAATGGGCAGAAGTGGAAATTTACAGATAACAGGAAATGAACTCCAGGCGATGGTGAATGAAAATTTGATTGGGTTAAGACCGGGTCAAACCATTCCTGCTATCAATCGATGTTTAACTCGTGCTGAAGTTGCTAGTAAAGTATATGCTAGAACAGGTCCTCAAGACCCCTATTTTCCATCTATTCCTGCTAGTACTTGGTCAATAGGTGGAGGACAATATCAAGTGGGTCCATCACCATGGCTTACATGTAATTGGAATTATATAAATCCTTTACCAACCCAAAATTCAATATTATTTGAAATGGAACAAGTAGCGGGAGTTGATTATTTAAATGTAGACTTATTTGGTCAAGTTAATGGATCATCATTAGTATTAGATCCAAATAATAGTCCTCCTTTAAATGGCTTGTTTTTTGGAGGACCACAATATTCTCCTCAAATGAATGCTAATGTTTGGGTAGGAAGTGTTATGGCTATTCAAGCTAATTTTGGTAGAGATACTATTGAAACAGCTCCATCAAACTGGGGATGGAATCGTGATGGATATGGATTTTTAGAAATAACTGCAAATGGCACATTAATTTATAACCAATCTTTATGGAAACCTGAATCTCACTCTGCTAACCTTGCATCATTATCTTATACTTTTACTGTTCAAGCAAATACAGACTACTATATTAAAGCGTATTCAGCAATAGGATACCAATATGACCTATGTTATAGTTCATATTCACCAAGTATTGCTTGTATAGCGGCTAATGATGTACAACAAGGAGATTGTGCTTGTTGTAACGGAGGAGGAGGTTGTTAAAATAAAAATAAAATTATGGCTACACAGTGTTTATCTTTTAATAGTACTTGCTCTACACTAATATATGGATGTTATCTGTATACAGATGATAAAAAAACAGTTCCTGTAAGTACTGGTTGGATATCTGATGGAACTAACGTATATTCCATTAACTCATCTGGCATGATTACAGCGGTAACAGCTTGTTCTAGTTGTCAAGCAGATGAAACATATATTGAATCATTTTGTACTGGAACGACTTTATATTATACTTATGCAGATGGTAACTGTGGAACATATAATACATTAATAGAATACAATTCAGCGACTTGTGGATATGAATCATGGCCTTACTATTGTGATTGTGGTGGTGGTTGTGGCGGATCTGTAGACCCATGTTATTATAATGCATGTTTTGGTTGTACCCCTTAATATATAAAATAAAAATTTATGATAAATTATTACAAAGGAAAACAAATTTACTTATTAGTAGACAGTGAAACTAAAAAAGTAATTACATTAGTAAATGAACCAATTGAGTGCTTCATGCGTGTTATTGCACCAGCTCCATTTTATGATAAAATAGCTGATGATTTAGCTAACAATGTTATTGAAACATCAACAGAAGAAGTATTTATAGCAGTTCGTCAAGAAGTAGAAACTCGTCTTTCTTCTTTATAAGATTGCGGTTTTTGGACTTTGTTATATATTTATATACGAACAAAAAAATTTAATTATGTTAATTATTATCGTAGGTTTATTAATCGCAGCTACTATTACTTACTTCTTAATGAAAAAGGGTAAAATTGCTGACGCTAACAACAACAACATTCCTGATGCAATTGAATCAAAAATCGAATCAATTAAAGAAGTTGTTAAAGAAGTAAAAGAAGTCGTAAAAGAAGCTAAAGCAAAGGCTCCCAAAAAACAAGCAGCAGCTCCAAAGAAAAAAACAAATATTAAATAATAAGAAAGAAAGTTATGGAAAAAATTAGTCTAAAATTATTCGAGTTTTTAAATCTCGAAGCTGAAATTAATGGTTTAGTAAACCAACAAACAGGTGAAACAATTTCTAAAGGTCTATTAAGTGAAAAACTTAACATGATCACTAAGTATTGGATCACTGATTTAAATAAAAGATTGACTTCTGAAAAAGAATCAATTAATAAACTTCGTGATGAATTAATTATGAAGTATGGTTCAACAGACGAAAACGGTGGTTACCAACTGTCTCCATCTACTAAAGTAGAAGATGGTGTCGACGAAGAAGGTAATCCAAAATTCAAAGCAGAATCAAATCAAGATTTCTTTGAATTTCAAAAGGAATACAACGACTTATTAAGTCAAGAAAGAGAGTTAGAATATAAGCCTTTCAACATCAGCGATTTCGCTCATGTAGAAACAGAAGGCAACTATCAAACATTCTTTCAATTGATTAAAGTTGAAGACTAATCCCTCTATATAAAACGAAGAAATAGCCTCTAATTCAGGGGCTTTTCTTTTTTAAGTTAAGTTGTATGAATAAGTTAGTAGAAATAGGCAAAGCCTGGATAGCAGCAGAAAATCCATCCCCAGAACAAAAAGCAAAAGCAGAATATAGATTAGTAGTATGTGATGGTTGTGAACACAAAACACATCAAGACATAATGAAATTTTGGTATTGCAATGCTTGTGGATGTCCATTAGCTAAAAAGGTATTTAGTCCAATAAAAGAAAGCTGTCCAAAACATAAATGGGAACAATAATATGAATAAGAAATTAACAGAACAGGAATTAGCAGAACTTATCGCAATGCGCGAACAATATTCAGATACAATATTTGAAATTGGGCAGTTACAATATAACAAACACGAATTAGAAGATCAATTAAAACTAATGGATCAGGAATTAACGGAGCTATACGCGGATATAAGATCAGCCGAAACGCGCCAGAATGAATTCCTTATTAAGGTTCGTGAAACTTATGGGGAAGGAACTTTAGATGTACAAACTGGTGAGATCCTAGCGTAAGGCTAGGCGGTTACGTATTTCTCCGAATATTTATTGTCAGAACAATTCAAATCAATTTAACTAAAAAATACTATGGCAGAAAAAATTATCTCTCCTGGCGTTTTCACTCGCGAAAACGATAAGAGTTTAGTACAAAGAGGTATTCAAGAAGTTGGAGCTGCTATTGTTGGACCTACAGTTAAAGGTAATCCTTTAGCACCAACATTAGTGACATCTTATAGTGAATATTTATCAGTTTTTGGTGATATATTTAAGAGTGGTAGTAACTACTATGAATATTTTACTTCATTAGCTGCTAAAGAGTACTTCAACAACGGTGGAAACTCATTACTAGTAACAAAAATCATCAGTGGTTCTTCTTATAACACTTATGCAAGTTCATCTGTAACATCTATTACAGCAGGTACAAATTCTTTCGTATTAGAATCAACTTATTGGGGCGATATCGCAAACAATAGTGGTTCTGAAGTATCAGGTGCTTTAGCAAATGGTACAACAGAGAATGTACGTTGGGAAGTAACTAATGTAAGTGCTACAAAAGGTACATTTACATTATTAGTTCGTCGTGGTGATGACAATACAAACAACAAAAATGTTTTAGAATCTTTCTCAAACTTGTCATTAGACCCATCTCAACCAAACTACATTTCTCGTGTAATTGGTGATACAAAACCTGTTTACAATAGTTCAAAAGGCTTAGTAGAAATTTCAGGTAGCTTCCAAGGTGGTTCTTCATATGTTCGTGTTAAATCTGTAACTAATACTATCGATTCAATCGATAATAACGGAAACTATAAAACTTTAACATATAGTGGATCTTTACCAACAACAGCTAGTGGTTCATTCAGTGGTGGTGTTGCTGCAACAAGCAGAGCTGCTACATTCTTTGAAGCAAACGATATTGCAGCTACAGAATGTCAAGGATTTGCTGCTGCTGATTATACAGCTGCTTTAACTTTATTAACAAACAAAGACGATTATAGCTTTAACTTATTATTAGTTCCTGGTGTTACATTAGGTACTGGTTCTTTAAGTTCAATCTCAGATGACGTAGTTGCAGTTTGTGAAGGTAGAGGTGATTCAATGGCAATTATCGATACTACAGCATACGGTGCTAACGTAGCTGCTGCTGTTACAGCTTCTGCTGCTAATGGTTCAAGTTACGGAGCTGCTTATTACCCTTGGGTACAATTATTCAGTTCTAACTTAGGTAAGGCTGTATGGTGTCCTCCATCAGTAGTAATGGGTGGTGTATTCGCATTCAACGATCAAGTTGGTGCAGAATGGTTCGCTCCAGCAGGTTTAAACCGCGGTGGAATTGGATCAGTATTACGTGCTGAAAGAAGATTATCTCAAGATGATCGCGATACTTTATATGATACAAACATTAATCCACTAGCTTCATTCCCTGGAGAAGGTGTTGTAGCGTTTGGTCAAAAGACATTACAAAAGAAGTCAACTTCATTAGATAGAATCAATGTTCGTCGTTTATTAATCACATTAAAAGGTTTCTTAGGTCAAGTAGGTCGTTCATTAGTATTTGAACAAAATACAGCAGCTACAAGAAACAGATTCATGAGTATAGCTAATCCTTACTTAGAATCAGTAGTACAACGTCAAGGTTTGTATGCTTACAAAGTGGTAATGGATGATTCAAATAATACACCGGATGTAATCGATAGAAACCAATTAGTTGGTCAAATCTTTTTACAACCAAGCAAAACAGCAGAATTCATTGTGTTGGATTTCACAGTATTACCAACTGGGGCAACATTCCCAGCGTAAGAGTTATAAACAATAATATTTATTAATAGACAAAATTTAACATAAAATGGCTGTATTAGATGCAAACCAAATAATGTTCACCGCTTTCGAACCAAAGGTGCAAAACCGTTTCATCATGTATGTAGATGGTATTCCAGCATATTTGATCAAAAAAGCAGCGTCTCCTCAGTTTGACGCAGGTGAAATCATCTTAGATCACATTAACGTTTACCGTAAAGTAAAAGGTAAGGTTAAGTGGCAAGACATGACTTTAGAATTATATGACCCAATCACTCCGAGCGGTGCTCAAGCAGTAATGGAATGGGCTCGTTTGGCTCACGAATCAGTAACTGGCCGTGATGGTTATTCTGATTTTTATAAAAAAGATTTAGTACTAAACGTATTAGGCCCAGTAGGTGACATAGTTAGCGAATGGGTAATCAAAGGTGCATATGTAAAAACTGCAAACTTTGGTGAATACGATTGGTCTAGTGAAGCAGCAGTTAACTTATCAGTTACTATTGCTATGGATTATTGCGTATTGAATTTCTAATTCCCTTCATATTTCTTTTCCTTAAGGCGTCTGCTTATGCAGACGTCTTTCTTTTTTGTATATTTATATATACACAAATAAAAATGTTATATGAGCGAATTTAAAATGCCAACCGAAACGGTTTCGTTACCTTCAAAAGGATTATTATATCCAAAAGACTCACCACTTTCTAAAGGTGAAATTGAAATGAAATATATGACAGCTAAGGAAGAAGATATTCTTACTAATGCTAATTATATTAAAGACGGATCAGTACTCAACAGAGTAATGCAATCATTAATAGTAACACCAGTTAATTTTAATGATATATTAGTGTGCGATAAAAACGCAATTCTGTTAGGTGCTCGTATCTTGGGATACGGTGCTGAATACCCATTTAGATATTTTAATCCGTCTACAGGCGCTGAAGAAACAATCACAGTTGATTTATCAACATTGAAAGAAAAAAAGGTTGATTATTCATTGTTTGAAGAAGGTAAAAATGAATTTGAATTTACAATGCCATTGTCAGGAAACGCAGTGACGTTTAAATTATTAACGCACGGTGATGAGCAAGCAATCGATGCTGAAATTAAAGGTTTAAAGAAAATTACACCACAAGCTTCATTTGAAGTGACTACTCGTTTAAAACACATGATCACATCAGTTAATGGTAAACGAGAATTAGCAACTATTCGTGATTTTGTTGATAATGGATTAACAGCAAAAGATGCTAGAGCATTGCGCGAATATTATGTAGAAACCCAACCAGATATTGATATGACTTATTTTCATGAAGATGTAGAGGAGGGCATTTCTATTCCGGTAGGAGTTAACTTTTTTTGGCCTGACTCAGGAAAATAGACCTATAATATTTGACCAAATCCATGAAATAGTATTTCATGGTAAAGGTGGATATGATTGGAATACAGTATACAATATGCCTATATGGTTGCGTCGATTTACGTTCCATAAGATGAAAAAGTTTTATGAAGAAGAAAAAGAAGCTGTTGAAAAACAAAATAAACAGCTTGAAAATAAAACAAAAACATCATCAAAACCACTAACACCAAACGTATCAAAACCTACATATTCAACAAGAGCGCCTAAGAAATAGGCGCTTTTTATATTTATATGATGTAATATAATACTATGGCTATAATTGATGATATACAGAACAGTGAACGATTACTTGATCTATCTAATAAAATAATAGAAACAGTAAATACACGTAAAAAACTTCTAAAAGAAATTGGGGAAGATGAAAAACTATACTTAGCCACTGTTAAACAACAACAAAAATTATCTCAAGACATATCAGCAAATGCTGACAAATATCTAGGATTTCAAATTAAATCAAAAGATTTAGCTAAACAAATAGCAGCAACTCAAGACAATGCAGCTAAAGCTCAGAATGCTTTTTCATCAAGCATTAATGGTAAATTATCTCTTGAAAGTAAATTAATGATTCAAAAACAAGAAGCTTTAAAAAAAGCTCTTGACTTAGATAATGAAATTCGAAAAAATAAAAAGAAAATTAATGAGTTAGATGAAAATACTCAAGAATTAGAAATTCAAAAGCAAATAGCCTTAAGAAGAGGAAGAGGAGATATTGCCCAACAATTTCAAAATCAAATTAGAGAAAATCAAAGATTAAATAGTGATAAAGAAAAATATGTTAAAAGTCTAACAGACCAATTAGATAAAGAAAAAAACATAGTAAAAACTGCTCGTGAAACTATTAAAGAAAGCAAAGAACTTATAGAAGCCCAGAAAAAAGAAATAGCATTTTTAGAAGAAAATCTAAAAATAAGAAAACAAATAGAAAAATCAACTGGATTATTAGGAGGAATTACTAAATCTCTATCTAAATTACCAGGGATAGGTCAATATCTTAATGCTGGTGAGGCTGTAGATGAAATGGAAAAATTAGCAGCTTTAATGGAAGCTAGTGGTAAAAAATCAACATCATTTACTAACAGATTACAAATAGGACTAAAAGGAGCCTCAGTATTAGCAAAGGGACTCTATGACAATTTAAAATCTCCCGAAGCAGTAATTGGCTTTTTTATAAATGCTGCTTTAACTGCAAACGACCAAGCAGTAAAATTAGGAAAGTCATTAGGATATGGGGCTGATAGAGCAGATGCTTTTAGAGAAAGAATGGTTGGTATTCAAAATGCCTCCAGAGATATAAATGTAAATACAGTTTCTTTAACTCTAGCCTTTGGTGAATTAGTTAAAGCAACAGGATTTGCATACGAATTTACAGCTGACCAACTTACAACTCAGATTAAATTAACTAAACAAGTTGGGTTACAAGCAGATGAAGCAGCTCAAGTTCAAAGATATGCTGTATTATCAGGTAAATCATCTGAAGAAACTTATAGATCATTTGTTAGAGGTTTAACAACAGCAAGAAATCAACTTAGAGTTGGTATTGATTTTAGATCAACATTGGCCGAGGCTGTTAAAGTATCAGGTCAGTTAGCTGCTAATTTAGGGTATAATCCTGAACGTATAGCTAAGGCTGTAGTGGCTATGAAAGCATTAGGTACTACATTAGAAGATACCAAATCACAAGCAGATTCATTATTGAATTTTGAATCATCTATTGAAAATGAATTAAAAGCAGAATTATTAACAGGCCAAGCATTAAATTTAGAAAGAGCTAGAGCATTAGCATTACAAGGTGATATGGCTGGTGTAGCTCAAGAATTAGCTAATCAAGGTATGACTGCTGCTAAGTTTTCTAAAATGAATGTATTAGCACAAAATGCTTATGCTCAAGCTTTAGGAACAACATCAGATAAATTATCAGAACAATTAAGAAAAAGAGAGGAAGCTGTTAAATCTGGTAAGTCATTAGCCCAAATAAATGCAGATGAAGCCGCACAAGCTCTTGAAAGACAAAGTGTTCAAGATAAGTTTAATGCTGCTATGGAAAAGTTACAAAGAATTGTAGGTGATTTATTAGCAGGTCCTTTAGGTTCGTTCTTAGATTTATTAAGTGGAGCCTTAAATATAATTAATTATATGGCTACTCCTCTTAAATATATTGGAGGATTATTTTTAGGTATTTACGGAACAATGATGGCTATAAATGGAATAGGTAAAGCAATAGCAGTGACTGAAGGTCTTTCAGCATCATTAATGGGTAGAAAAGCAGGATATCAAGCAGCTTCTTTAACAAGCAAAATAGCAGAAAATACAGCAACCACATTTGGCAATGCCCAAGCAGCAATATCTTTAGCTACTGAAGGAGAAAAATTATCATTCAAAACATTAGGCTCAGCATTAGAGAAGGAATCACTATTAACTAGAACATTTGCATATGGTTATGCTTTAAAAGAAATGATTGTTGAAAGAGGCAAAGCTCTACTTTCTAAAATGGGATTAATATCTAAAACAAGAGAACTAGCGATATTACCAGGAGTAATAGGATTAAAAAGTACAGAAGCTACTATTTCTGGAGCAACAGCAACAGCAACCGTAGCAACAGCATCTGCTATGACTTTAGGTATAGGTGCTGTAGCAATTATTGCAGGAATAGCAGCAGTTATGGGTGCCTTGGCCGGATATGCTATGAAAGACGGGGTAATTGACCCAAGCAAAGGACCAGTAATGTCTGGAGGGTTTGGATCAGTTCAATTAGATCCAAATGATAAAGCAATGTATGGTGCTGATGGTAAAATTAAAGTAGGTACTAATTTAACTGGTGGGGAAAGTAGCGGTGGTGGTGCTGTAAATATTGATTTATCACCATTAGTAGCAGTAATGAACGAAGTAAAATCAGCTATCGACCAACTAATCAATAAAGAAGGTATAGTGATGATGGACAGCGTGCAGGTAGGTACAACACAAAACATGAACGGCCGTTATAAAACAGCCTAATCAAATATTTATACATAGACAATTTTAAATTAAAATAAAATGGCGATTATCAATCAAAAAAACACAAGCAAATTAGGCTTAACCGCTAATGGATTAGCAGCTAACAAATTTGGATACTTTGCAGGTACCGTAACTGATAAATTACACAATCAGTATTCAGTACATACAGACCCACAAGTTAAATTAGTTGATTTTAATGGTTCTTCTAAAGTTAGAAAAGAATCTACATTAGATGAATTAGACCCAAAAGCTCCACGTAACCCACGTGCAACTCAATACAAATCAAAGAAAGGTCGTAAATATAACGATTTAGGTCCAACAGAAGGTCGTTACTAATAAACCAATTAAGGGATGCCTATAATTAAACAACTAAACGCTACTAAGTTTCGTAGCTTAAAGTATGGTAATGATACCTCAGACGGAGGTAGCAGCAGGCAGCCTTATATGAAGGTTGAATTAAAAGACATTGATAAACCTTTCACTAGACTTAGACTTACTAAATTTGATGATGGTTTAATTAGAGGTGGAGCTGTAGGAGCATTAAACGCGGCTGCAGTTGATACACTTCGTATAGGTAAATTCTTTAAAGATTTACCAAAAGGACCATTATTCTTAATTAAACAAGTAGGCTTACAGTTATCTAATCCTAGATTAGAAGCTAAAAAAGGCGCTACTGGGTTTTTAAGTAGTGTAGGTCCAACTCGTATCTATAATTTAGGTATTAACACAATCGCTCAAGTTCCTCTTAATGCATTTGGTGGTCATTTAGTAAGACATGGCTTATTGCCTGTAATGGATGATAATACTAAGTATTTAAGTGTAGTAACTGAAAATAATAAAAATGGTAATGGTGTTATAGATTCTGAAAGTAACAGATTAGTTGGTTTAAGAAATAAATTTCATTTAGGAGATGGTAAAACTGAAATTAGTGAACAATTTAACTTAAAAGAAGCAAGAAGAACTAATAGACTTAACAATATAAACGAAAGACAAGCTAATAGAGATCTTAATAGAACTGGAAGACAAGCCAACAGAGATCTTAATCAAATGGGTAGGGAGATTAATAGGAATGAGAGTAAGACGGTAAGAAAATTTAATAGGTTACTTACCAAAACCTATAAAAAAGATAATAAAGATATTAATAAACAGGGAAGACAAGATAATAGATCTGTAAATCAAAACACAAGACAAGGAGCTAAAACTGAAGGTTTTAAATTTACTCGTTCTAAATATGAACGTATATCGGTCACTCCATATTCTCCACCTCCACCCCCATTTGAACGTTCTAGTTTTTATCGTACTAGTTTTAACAGAACTCCATTAGATACTACCACTTTAACTATTGATAGTTATACTGGTGGTCCTAACTCAGTATATGGTATAGGAAGAACTATTATTAATAGATATAATTTTACTGAAGACAAAATAAAGATTGATGACGCCTTTAATAATGCGAGGAATGCGACAATTTTAGGCAGTCTATCAGTTAATCCATTAACAGATTCAAGTAAACATGTTAATGTTAGCGGTAGTTTTACCACTAGCATTACCGGTGCAACAATTGCTCCACTTTCCCCTTGGCCTTTAATTACAGTCAATGTACCAGAAGATGACCAATTTAATGCATTGTCAAGAAAAACTCAACCCGATGATTTTTTCTATGGTACCGACACCCCAACAAGTATATTACAAAATGCAATTGGTGATGGGAATATTACTACAGATCCTCACATTTGGCTTTTTGATGATACCAACAGTTTTGGAACTGGTCACGTTCCAAAGGTAAATCCAATTATATCTGCTCCCTTTGATAAATTCCAAGTAATAAAAAAGGAGATGGATTTAGTGGTTAGTGGGAGTAACCCAGTATTTAAATATAAAGATGAAGACCCAACTTATATTGGTGGAATAAGAGAAATAAAAAGACAAAAAGACACTACAATTCAGGGTGATACAAATATAACAGATCCAAGAACTAATAAAACAATAACTTTTAAAGGAAAACAAGCAGACCTTGAAAAATTTCTAAAAGAGAATTTGCAAGATTATTCTCAAGTAAAAGGTAAATCATTACAGGATGTTGTTGTTGGAACTGGTGGAAATGGAAAAAAAGTTAAGGCTTCAATTATAAATGTTAAAGGTTTTGAAAAAGAAAATAGACTAGAAAAACTCTATAAGTCTGGGTCAATGGTTAGTCAATTTGGTAATGATGATGAATCAGCTAAGTCAGTACAAGATTTAGATACAACACAAAAAATAACTATAGATAGAAATTCTAAAAGGGGATTTTACTTTAACGGAGAATTAAAAGTATCTAATTTTGAGAGATTTGACCCCGGTATAATGAGTGTACATTTTAACTCTATTAATCCATTCGATGCTACAAATTTAAGCAGTATATTCTTCTCAGCATATATGTCTGGGTTTAAATATGGTGCAACAGCAACCTGGAACCCAATAAAATATGTGGGTAGGTCAGAAAGTTTTTATACATTCACCGAAACTAAAAGAGATGTAAGTTTTAGCTTACAAATTCCATGTTTTAATCCAGTTGAATTATTAGAAAACCATTCAAAGTTAAGTGAGTTGCAATCAGTTTTAGCGGGAAAATATAGTACTGATAATAGATTAGGAGGAATAATAACGGCAATAACATTAGGTAGTTATCTAATAGGAGAACCAGGGATATTAACATCAATTTCGTTTGATATACCTGATACCTCTTCTTGGGATATAGATTTGGGATTAGCAATGTATTTGAACGCCCAATTCAGCTTTACGATTATTGGTAAGGCATTACCTGAATTTAAAAAGGGTGGGTATTTGTTTGGTAAAACTGAATCTAAAGTAGATCCATCTCCTAAAAAAGATTTAACTAAAGGAGATAGTGAACAAAAATTATATGAAAAATTTACATTAAGAAATCTGTCTAAACCTAATATTTTTACTTCTTCTAATCCTTTTAATTTAATAGGTCTTCCTACAAATAAAATTTCTTCTACGAACATTTTTAACTCAGCTAATCCTTTTAGTATACAAAGTCTTACTGGAAAATCAGCATTTTCTTCAAAAAATAAATTTAACTCAGTTAATCCTTTTGGTTTAACAGGTCTTACTGGAAAATCATCATCTCTATTAAATCCTTAGCGCAATGGGTGGTAATTTAATAATATAAATAATGAGATATACAACAAAAGATATTACACAAAAACCAACAGGTACAAAATACCTAAAGTTAAAGAAATACCCAAATATTCCTTTATCGGAATATGATGTATATGTCATCACAACAATAGGAGACAGATTAGACTTATTAGCTTACACTTACTATAAGAACCCAGAACATTGGTGGATTATATCAGCGGCTAATAATAATATAAATAAAGGATCTATGTTCCTTACACCAGGTACTCAATTAAGAATACCAACAGATTTAGGTGCTGTATTAAAAATGTTTGATGATTTAAACTACAAATAATGTTATGTCTATATTTAAAGAATCCTTCCCACCAGTTATTAAGAATCAGCTCATTAAAAGAGGTGAAGCTATTGCTAGACGTAACTTAACAGATTTAACCTACCTTAATGGTAGAAAAGCTTGGTTGAGAATGTCTTCATCCGTTGATGTTAAAGAAGACGGTGGATCATTAGCTAAAAATTATATTTTAATGGGTGGTGCTTTATATAATGGAAAGTTAAGAAGTGGTGTGGGATCCGGACCTGAAAATGCATATTCATTACAAACACCGAGTGGTAAAACACACCAATATGGTATTAGACCAATGCCCGGTGTTACAGGTGTTGAAATTAAATCAAAAGGAGCTTATGGTTCATTAAGAGAAGTAACAATAAATTTTAACTGTTGGGATATTACTCAATTAGAAGATTTAGAATTACTTTATATGAGACCTGGATACTCTGTATTATTAGAATGGGGTTGGACTCCTTATATTAACAACGATGGTAATTTAGTATCATCCATCTCATCATTTGATATATTTGATAGTAACCTTAAAGGTAAAGATTATCAAAATGTATTTCAACAATTGTTTAAAGAAGAAGAAAAAGCACAAGGTAACTATGGTGGTTTTTTAGGTATTATTAAAAATTATAAATGGTCAGCAAGACCCGATGGAGGATATGATTGTAGTACAACTTTAATTTCCATTGGTGAATTAATAGAATCATTAAAAATAAATTATTCTGCTGCTAACCTATCCCTGATTACCCTCCAAACACAGGGATATTTACAAATAGTAGACTCCGCCTATGCTGGTACCGCCGATGATAGAGAAAAATTCTTTAAAAGAAACTTCCTATCAGGTTTACTATATGAACTTTGGAATTCAGTACCTTCAGATAATAAAGCTGCTATTTTTACTAAAACTGATAAATTCGGTGTATCATATGATTTACTATCAATGGATATTGAATACCATAATGATACAGATGACGATGAAGAATTAGGAACAAGTGATAGCCAAACATGGATAACATTAGAATCATTATGTAAATTAATTAATAATCACTTAACAGTAGGTATAGTAGCTGAAGGTGGAAACAAACCTATTGTAGGTGTATCTATTAGTGATAGAAAATACCCTAATAACCAAATAACTTCTGATGATTTAAAAAATCAATCATCTCCTTACCTATTAAGTTTATGCCACCCACTACAAATATCAGTAGATCCTTCAGTTTGTTTAATTAGAAACGATGTTTGGGGAGCTTTTAAATTACCTGAAACTATAACTCCAACCGGATCTGCAGCAACACCAGAACCACAAGTTGGTGATATTGGAAAACAAGTTGATGCTAATGTTACCTGGAATGGAGTTTTAACACCCTGTGAAAATACAGCTAAAGCAACTATAAATGCTGTTATACCCCATGTATTGAATGATAGTGCTGGTTCAAAAGATGAAGACGCAGCTAAATGGTTAATTCAAAATTATTTTAGTGCTTGTAAAAGTGCAGGAATAAGTGATGATAAGGCTGCTGCTGAATTACAAAGACAATATGAATTAGCTATAAAAGTTGAAAAAGTAACTGTAGCCGTATCTGGGGGTATGGGTCCTGCATCTTCTGTTACAACTTGGCAACCTTCATTAAACGGCAATACATCAAAACCATCAGCAGGAGAACTTTATGATTTCCTTGACTATTTATACACAGAAAGTAATATAGAAGAATACTTCCCCGCAATCAAAAAAGGCTTTAAATTAGGTATAGTAGATAAAAAGAAAGAAATAATACTAAATCAAATTAAAGTTGAACAAAAAACAAAAGAAATAAAGGAAAAACAAGAAGATGCGGATGATGATCTTAGTTGGTTTAGCACTTTAAAACCATTTTCTGTATCTGATACTAATGGAACATCAGACCCGGCTTGTAAAGCAGGATTAGGACAAATAGGAAATATATATCTTAATATACGTTATTTATTAAAAGCTTGTAAAGATTCTGGATTAGAAGAAAGTGATAAAACTGGTAAAAATAATATCAATTTATATGATTTTTTAAAAAAAATACTATCTGATATATCTACAGCAACGGGTAATGTAAATAATTTTGACATACATGTTGATCCTATAGATAGTGTAGCTAGAATTATAGACATCAATTTTGTAGATGCCCAATCAAAAAAGGAGGCATACAATAATATGTTTACATTCTACTCAGAAAATGGTACACCAACAGGAAAATATAATGGTTTAAAATCTACAGTAAGAAATTATTCATTAGAATCACAAATATTCTCTGAACAATCTTCTATAGTAGCAATAGGTGCTCAAACAGGTGGGGGGCAATTAGGTCTAGAAAATGATACTATGGTTGGATTCAACCAGGGTGTAAAAGACCGTTTAAAGCCTAAAATGAATGCTATGAATACAACAAGTGCTGATGATAATGAAGATATTCAACTAGAAAACTTACTAACCAACCTAACACCAATATATGAATTCATCCAGGAAATGGGTGGTACTGAAGCTGATTTTGATTTTAATGAAGCAAGCAAATATGAAGGTGCTCTTAGAGATATTATAGCAATTTTTAGAGCATTATCTAAAAACCCAATTAAATTTAAAGCAATTATTCCTACAAAATTATCTTTAGAAATAGATGGTATATCAAACCTAATTATAGGACATATGTTTAATATCCATCCAGATTTACTTCCTAGAGGATATAAAACTGATGCAGATACAGGTGTTGGTAGAAAATTAGGATATATTTTAACTGGGGTAGGACATACCGTTAATGATAGTGGTTGGGTTACTAAATTAGAAGGTCAAACAATTATATTAGAAGAACCAGATGGTAAAGAAACAGATTTATTTGAAGTTACTTTAGATAAAACTGGAAAAGTAACAGGTGCTACTGCAAATATTACAACAGGTAAAGGTGGAAATTTAGTAGGTGGTCTTAAACAACCATATACTGATAAAAATTTAAATAAAGGTTGGGAAGGTAAACAAGTGGCATTTAATAGCACCGTAATAAATCCGGCAGTGGAAGGTCCAAAATTATCAAAGAAATATGGAAAAACATTAGCACAAGCCATATTAGCAACAGTACAAATTGAACAAAATTTTAAAGGATTTAACTGGAACCTAGGGGGATTTGATATTACCGCTGGGGGTTGGAAATTTGATGCTTCCATCCATGATGGTTATGTTGTAGCAAAGGAAGGAGGAACAGGATTATTTAAAGCTTTTATATCTTTTAAAGATTTTGATTCTTTTATATCTCAAAAGGTTGCATCATTTAAACGAAAAGGATTTGAAAGTGCTACTACAGCAGAAGCTTTTGGAAAACTATGGTATGAAAAGTGGAATGGATATGGAGCTAGAGTTTTAAAACCATCTAATATATCTACGGCTGACTGGGATGCAATAAAAATTAAAGATGCAGGTAGTGTTTGGAATAAAAATGCAAAATATGTATAATGAGAGCACCTAAAAATTTAGTTAAAGTAAAATACACAATGGGAGAAAAATATGTTGACTCTAACTTTATCCCTTATACAGGATATTATTGTGAATTACGAGGTAAAGCATATCCTGGAAAAGTATATACCGGTATTTCTAAACCTTTAAAATTAATATCTAGTTTAGTTAGCAACAACAAAATCAGTAATTATGTTTTTATTCCTGATGGAAAAGAATATACATTAAGATATTTTATTAAATATATCAATACCATTCCTATTTATTTAAAAGAAATAGATAGCACTACTTATAATAAAGTTAAAGATAATCCTTTATACCAAACTATAGCACTAACATTTAATGTGTATTCACAAGGCCCTACAGCTAATGGTTTCTTTAATATAAATGAAGTGGAACAGGCCAATAAGAAAATGCCTGGAATAAAACTTTACCTTCAAGACGAACTTGTTTAAGGCAAGATTTTATCTTATATTTAAGGTCACAAAAAAAGGTTATGTTTTATATTATTGAGAAATCTTCTCAACTATCACAATTATCATTCGAGGATTGTTTCGTTAGATTTATCCCTAATAGCAACAATTTTCACCCCGCACTTACTGAGTTAAGTCTAATTTATGTTAGACCCATTCATAGTAAGAAGGGATACATACTATGTTTAAATCATAACGAGTCACTTTCATTAACCAAAGATAAAGTATTTAATTGGTTAGATGGTCTAGGTAAAATATGGGTATTAGATAAAAAGCAATCATTGCATTGGTACCCAAATTCAGATAAATTATTTGATGTTAATTTTATAGAGCATGTTGACATAAAGGCGTTAGATAATGCCTGTATAAGCTACTACTACAGCTTACATGGTGCGTTGTCTAACGTCAACTGTTTAATTCCTATTAGCAAACATTATGAAATGTGTGAGGCTATATATGAATTAGCATGGCCCGTTATTAAACAATACTCACTGAGCGACACAACATTTCAATTTAATAATTTCCGCACGTCAAATGTGTTTTATAATATTGAAAAAAACGGCATAGCGGTTGATAAAAACTGCTTTATTGATTATTATCGAGGTAAGTTGCATAACCCTCAGTTTAATTTAAATCGCAGTAAAATATACACTCAATATAATTTATATACCACAACCTCTCGCCCATCTAATACATTCAATAGCGTGAATTTCGCAGCTTTACATAAAGATGATGGCGAACGCGCATGTTTTAAACCAGAAAACGATAAATTCATTGAAATCGATTTCCAGGGATATCACCCACGATTAATTGGTGAGATGATTGGGTTTGATTTTCCAAAAGATAAAAACACATATGAATATTTAGGTTATGTGCTGGGTGTATCACAACAAGAGGCAAAAGAATTAACATTTAAGCAATTATATGGTGGCGTTTGGTCGGAATATCAGTCTAAACCATTCTTTGAAAAGGTACTTGCATACACAGATGATATGTGGGACACGTACCAATATGGAAAATCATTTAAAACACAGAATAAAATATTTATACCCGACGAAAGCATATCAAAGACAAAGTTATTTAACTATGTTGTGCAGAGTAATGAAACCTCAACCAATGTTGAATTATTAGGGTTGGTATTTAATTTATTAGAAGGTAAGAAAACAAAATTAGTATTGTATACTTATGATGCGTTTTTATTCGATTATAGTGAAGAAGATAAAGATTTAATTCAACAGATAGTTGACGTATTGGAATATCCCGTAACCATTAAACAAGGCCAATCGTACCACGGTTTGGAGAAACTATAAATATTTATTATGGAACAACTAAACGAACTAGACTTGAACAAATTATTCTGTACATTCACAACTCCACTGGATTTGGAAAATACAGTAAACACTATAAATCGCCGTTACGCTATTCTATTCAATAAGATCTTTATTCTTGAATCACCACAGAGCGATGAATTAATGTGTACTTACAATATTGACTCGGGCAATGTACAAGATGCGCCGATGGCCAATACTATCTTATTACATAGAAAGAAAGAATCAAATACATTATATACCATTAATGCTTTAAATACCTTAATTAAGGATTTGAATGGTGGTACATTAGATAAGAGTTTCATTGTTAATTGGAACGATTACAAAAATTGCATATTATTAACAGACGGACCTAGCCTACGCAGGTTAGATACGGCGATTCATAAAATAATAGATTTTAATAAGTAAAAAAACACTTGTTGAAATAAGTTTTGAGGTCATAAAAAAGAATCATAGATTCATAATATTCCGTTCATAGAACGACTTACAATTAAAACAAACAAACATGGACTTATCGTTCGTCAAGCAAAAGCTTGAAGCAAACGCCAACAGAGGCGCCGGTCGTGAAAAAATCGACTACACAAAGATCTTCTGGAAACCTAAAGCAGGTAAATACCAGATTAGAATTATCCCAAACAAGTTTAGAAAAGAGTGGCCGCTAAGAGAAATCCAAATGCATTATGGGTTTTCTAAGGGACCAATTTTGGCTTTATCTAATTGGGGTGAAGAGGACCCAATTACAGGTTTCGCTAAGGGATTAAGAAAATCAGCTGACAAAGATGATTGGACTTTAGCTAACAAAATTTCTCCAAAAACACGCTATTTTGCTCCAGTAATCGTTC